AGAACTTATAGTTCCCAACTCAACGTCACCAATTCTTGCAGTACCTGCAACTGTACGCAAGCCATCAGGACCAAGAAAGATAAGATCACCTGCAAATTCTTGAATAGTTTTGCCATTTATGCAACCTATGTCTCTTGTTACAGCCGATACTGCGAAATCTGAACTTGAGCTACCTGATAATTTAAATATTCTATTTTCACAAAAGATAAATAAATTTTCACGGAATACTTTAAGTCCAACTACAGTGTCATCAACTTTTATACTTCCTGCACCTGACCCAGAGCTAAACGCATCTTCATCGAATGGTTGACTAAATACTATTTCTTGTGGTGTACTAGACATGCCTGCGTAGAACATGTGTTCTCTAAAAGATGTTACGATACTTGCACCTGCTACAGAACTGGTACTTATATCAGTGGCCGCAATAGAAGTATTAAAGACTGTGGGTGCATTTGTGCCATCTACAACAACTATTTTATCGTTGCCATCAAAGTTAAATCGTTCAAAAGAATACTTAGTGGCGTTAGTTCTACCTGTATCTCTTTCAGTCCAATTCTCAGATACCACGTTTCTTGCTGAATCAGAAGAAGCCAAATGAGCTGCGGCACTTGTACCATTCGCTGCTCTAGTTACACCTGTAAATGTAGTGGCTGTAACTCCTGTGTAAGTAAATTGTTCGTTGTCTATTTGTAACGTGCCACTCGAACTAAAACCTGTAGTGCTTGCCACTGTTATAGTTCCTGATCCTGTCATGCCAGTTCCTTGAACTATGGCATTAGTTGATCCTCTTGCTATCTCTGTAGAAGCAGAACTAAATATTTTTTCACCTCTTGCAGCAAGTATCTTGTTAGCAAAACTAGTTACCATAAGAACAGACTCGTCTGATGAACTAGTGTGAGGTATTATCTGTTCTACATGTTTTTGGTAGCCATTTATTCTACGATATCCACCTTCTATATCAGGCTCAAAGTTTTCAAGTTGTATAGCTTGACCGGGTTTCATAATAAATGTAGAACGGTTGGCAACTAACCCACCTTCACAAATAAAAGGAAATGCACCTGTCTGACTCAACTCTGGCATTAAACGGCTCTCATATATAGTTGTTTGTTAATTAACTCAACACGCATACGTTTGATTGATTTATCAAATTGCATCTGTGCAAGTTGTGCGTTTTGTACATCACCACGTAAAACAAAAGCGTAGTATTTTGCTTTCTCTGCTATCACAGTTTCAAATCTTGTTGGTATAAGAGATGTATCTGTTGCTGAACTTAATGCTGTGTGCGTGGCGTAGTAGTAATACTTTACAGTGTATGTTGCTTTATCAGGAACAGGAGATAAGCCTATGTTGTTCTGTGGATCTTCATAAACATATACAGGTATAGCTCGTGAATTACCTGTTGGATCTGTATCTCTCTCGTGAAAGTTATCAAGGTATTCACTGTAAGTTAAATACTCAAGTGTTATTTCTTTTTTGTCTGATGCTTCAAGAAACGTAAAACTATCAAAGTCAACTGTTTTTGTATCTGTAGTACTTAGTGCTGATCTAGTGTATAGACGTGTACCTGCACCTGTTGTAAAACTTTTGTTAATGACTGTAAAGGGCCATTCAGTATCAGAATTAATTATGTCGTCTATTGCACGATTTATATAATCTTTGACTGCAGTTTGAATACCTCTTGAGCTAGAAAAGTTAGAAGATGTTAATTCTACCTCATTTAAATCTCTAAGCACATTATTTATAAGTGTTAAGTAACTACTTGCCATATCTTTTCCGAGATTTCTTTTTTGATTTTAATTTGTTTTTTTCTTCTTCAAGCTTCTCTTGCAGTCTTTGATGCTTTAGTTTTTCCTGAAGTCGTTTTGTTTCTAGGTAGTTGTCACGGATACGTTGTATTCTTTGAGGACTTTTTAAATGTTTGTTTAGTTCTTCTATTTGTTCTTGTGTGAGAAGTCTAAAGGGTTTAGTATCCGTGCGTAACAGTATTCTTAAATTTTTTTTTTAATTTAATTATTCTGTAGCTAATCACTATGAAGCTTTCTCTTCTTCTTT